CCTTATCACCCCAGCAAAAGCGTGACTGTGTTTCATGGAACGCCCATTTACTTGGATTTCCAAAGTTCGTCACTGAGCTTTTCTGGACGTAGTATTTTTCTTAGGGCTTTATACCCACTGAAGTCGTTTGTGCAGTCAATGCAGGTGGACGATTTGGTGTCGTTAAAGGCTGGGTTGTTGGTTGCGAAGATTCAGCAACCTGGCTCCATCATCAATAACCTGATGGAAAAAGCGGCTGGTTACAAGCGTCAGTTGCTGCAAGAGGCGTCTACTGGGAATGTGTTGAGCATTCAGCCTGAGGAGAATATTGAGAGCATTGACCTCAATAATACCGATAAGGCGATGACGGTGGCACGGGACAACATCATTGCCAACATTGCTGCGGCCAGTGATGTGCCAGCGATGTTGATCAAGGATGAGGCGTTCACCAAAGGGTTTGGTGAGGGCACTGAGGACACCAAGCAGATTGTGCAATACATTGATGGTTTGAGACATGAAATGCGACCTGCATTTGAGTTTTTTGACCGCATTGTGATGCACAGGGCTTGGAACCGTAACTTCTTTGAGGCTTTGAAGAATGAGTATCCTGAGTTGTACTCGGATGCGACTTATGAGAAGTTTTTCTTTGAAAGCAAAGATGCTTTTGAGGCCAAATGGCCCTCATTGATGGAAGAGCCTCACAGTGAGGTGATTAAGGGCGAAGAGGCCAAGCTGCACGGCATTACCGAGATATTGCGAACATTGATGCCAGCGGTTGACCCTGAGAACCGTTCTAAATTGATTGAATGGGCTGAGAACAATATCAACAACATTCCTGAGATTTTCTCAAGTGAGTTGCGGTTGAATATTGATAATTTGAGGGATTATGAGCCGCCAGTGGCTCCGATGCCTGATGTTAAATTGCCGCCCCCATCCAGAGGGACGTAATGGCTAAAGAGCGGTCATTTTCGACAGTTTTAGGCTTGGCAGTGGGGGCCATTGCATTGTATGGATTGCTGTCGAGTAAGCAATTGAAGGACTGGGAAAAGGCTTTGATTGCGGCGGCGCTCTTTACGTTCATGCAGCCCAAGGAAATGAACGTGGTGCTTTATAAGCGCCTAGACGGCATTTATAAGGACATGGTGACAGATAAGAAGCTGCTGAAGAAGTACCCCAATATGGACCGTGGGGCGTTTGACAGGGCCAAGGACAAGATACTGCACCGACTGGCGCTGCGTAAGTTTTTGGGAGCGGATTTAATTGAAAAAAATTACAGAGAGTCAATTGACACCGTGGTTAGGCGTTTTATTGGATGGGCCAGCAGCGTACCTGCGGGCGGCATCAAAGAACTCGACAGGGAAGTCGAAAAGCGCAAAATCCAAAAGGCTATCTCGAGCGTGGACGCAGAAGGCAAGTTTATTGTTCGAGATCAGATGCACAAATTCCAGACTGAGATTGAGGAAATACTCAGCGTAGATGGACAAGCGATTGCGGCCAAGTGGCACTCACAGTGGCGAGTTCCAGGTTACAACTACCGTGAAAAGCACAAGCACATTGATGTGAGCGGTGAGGTATTTGTAATTCGGGACAACTGGGCTTTGCAGGGTCGGCTGATGAAGTTGTCGGGCAGGAAGTATACGGATTCGATTATTCGCCCAGGCATGGAGCCGAATTGCAAATGCGTTTATGAGTACATTTATTCATTATCTGACTTGCCTGATGATATGTTGACGGCCAAAGGTCGTGCAGCTATTGCGGCAAAGCTAAAATAGGTCATACAATAAGATATGCCATTCCAATCTTCTCAGCAAATGAAAGCCATGTATGCCGCAGCAAGCGGCCACGGCAACATTGGGATTCCACAAACTGTTGCAAAAGAGTTTATCAAGCACAGCACTCCCAAGGATGATGAAGTGCCTGAAATTACTGACGATCCGATTCACGCATTGGTTCACCCAGATGATGGCGATCCATGCTGGGAAGGCTACAAACAAGTGGGCATGAAGGAAAAGGGCGGCAAGCCCGTTCCTAATTGTGTGCCAGAAGATGATTCTGAAGCGTGGCAGAAAAAAGAAGGTAAGAACAAAAACGGCGGCTTGAATGAAAAAGGCCGTGAGTCTTACAACAAAGAGCATGGCGCTCATCTTAAAGCGCCCCAGCCCGAAGGCGGTCCGAGAAAAGAATCTTTTTGCGCTCGGATGCAGGGCATGAAAGAAAAGCTCACATCTGAAGAAACCAAACACGACCCAGATTCTAGGATTAATAAATCGCTTAGAAAATGGAAATGCAATGATGATGGTTCGGAGTCTGAAGTCATGCTGAATGATGAGGCTCAATTCCAATCTGCTGACACGTTACCCAAAGACCCCCAAGGTGGTTCTTTCACACGGGCAGCGGGGATTATGTTTGTCACGAATGACGGCGAAATCCTATTGATTCGGCGCGGTAATGGTGGAGATTATCCTGGCACTTGGGCTGTTCCTGGGGGCCACCTCTGTGAGGGTGAATCCGATGAGCAAGCTGCAAGACGCGAGTGCAAAGAGGAAACGGGCATCGACTTCCAAGGCCCACTGGAACGATTGCATGATGACGGGCAATTTGTCACGTTTCTTGCAAGAGGTGTGGAGAAGTTCCCCGTGCGACTCAACTATGAGTCAACTGGATACGACTGGTGCAATCCAGATAACGCCCCCTCGCCCCTTCACCCAGGCCAAGCAGTTGCATTTCGAGTGGCCGGAGCTGGAACAGAATTAGATATTGCCCAGTTGATGATGGAAGATATTCTTCCTAGTCCACAACCCTATGCAAATATGCACTTGCTGAATATTCGCATTACGGGTACTGGTTTGGCGTATCGCAGCAAAATTGGTGAACACGTTTGGCGAGATGCCAGCTTGTATTTGAATCAAGAATTTGTTGATCGTTGTAATGGTTTGATGGTGATCATGGATCACCCAGACGGTTCTGTTTTGGATACAAAAGAATTTAAGGATCGAGCAATTGGCTCCATCATGTTGCCCTATATCAAGGGTGATGAGGTGTGGGGTATTGCGAAGATTTATGATGACAAGGCGATGGCTGAAATTTGCGAAGGCGATATTTCAACAAGTCCTGCGGTAGTATTTGACGAATTCAGTGGAAATACTACACTACGCACTGAGACTGGTGAGCCATTGCTTATAGAAGGTACTCCATTTCTTTTGGACCATATTGCGATTGTTACTAAATCGCATGGATCAAAAGGAGTGTGGGACAAAGGTGGCGATCCAGCCGGAGTTTTATTAACCAACCCTGAGGTGTCTGATATGACAGAGAAACTTGAGCCGAAGGCAGATGCCGCAGGCGATGCGTTTAGCACCATCCTGACCGAATTGAAAAAACTTTCAGTTCGCATGGATGCTATGGAAAATATGCCAGCTCCCCCGCTGGTGTCTGCCGCTGATAAAAAGCGTAAAGACGATGACGAATCCAAAATGGATAACGATGAGTCCATGAAGGATGATGATGACGAAGAAGCCGAAGAGCATAAATATGTTGCTCGTAAAGGTGACGACGACATGAAGAAAAAAGACGATGACATGATGAAGAAAAAGAAGCGTAAAGACGCTGAAGGTTCTAATCCTGTTGTGCATGGTCCCGCTGGCGAGATGAAGCCTGATGATGACGAAGACATGAAGATGGACGATGACGAAGAAGAAGCAATGAAAGCTGACGAAGAAGAAGCCGCTATGGCTGATGCTCAAGCTCATTGCGACAGCGTCATGGCCGCATTTGGCAAGTCTGCTGGCCGTCCTTTGAAGGGCGAAAACCTGATGGCTTACCGTAAGCGTCTGCTGCGCGGTGTTCAAGGCTATTCGGATAGCTGGAAGAATGTCGATCTGAAGTCCATCAAAGACAACGCCATGTTGGCTATTGCTGAAAAGCAAATCTACGCTGAAGCCTTGGCTGCAAGCAAAGCACCTGGCGCTTATGCCGATGGTCAATTGATTGAGATGACTGAGCGTGATCGCGCTGGTCGTACCATCACCAAGTTCAAAGGTTCTATCTCTGCATGGCTGGATGACTTCAAGTTGCCCGCAATGCGTGTGACTGCCTTTAACCTTCCTAACAATCAACGCTAAGAGGTAAATCATGGCAGGTTCTATTGCTTTTAATCCGATGTTGACGACCAACGCACAAGGTCTGTTCAACACCAACTCGGCTGGCTTCACCCAAGGTGATGCTCAAGACGATCCCGCAGTCAAGTTCTTCTTGGCTGGTGGTATTGTTACTTCCTCGGCTTCTACTCCTTTGTGGGGCGGTCTGCCAATTTCGGAAGACATTCCTGCGGCTGCTACCCAGCCTGGCACTAACACTTTGGGTTCCACCATTGTGTTGGCTACCAGCTTGGCAAACACCACAGGTATTTCGGTGTTCAACCAAGCCTACGGCGGCGTTACAACTCCTACCAGCACTGCTCCTCAGTATGCTGCTGGTGCTAGCATTAACTACTACCGTTTCGGTTCTGGCGCTCGTATTCCTCTGCGGATTAACCCCGCATTGGTTTCTTTGGACGGCGGTCTGATTACACAACAAGTGTCTTGGGACTACACCGCTCAATGGATTACCACCTATGATGGTACTAACGCATTCCCTGTGCGTATCCTGAACATCAGCACTACCGGCAATAAGACTGTTAGCTATAACAGTGGCACTGGTGCTGTGAACTGGATTTACACAGAAGCTGTGGCTGTGTGCCTGATCTAATTAACTAAGAAAGGAACACAATCATGTCCGGATTTGCACCGTCATTCATTACCGCCAACCCCCACTTCATGATGCCTGAACTCATCATGCAGTACAGCTTGGCATCTGGCGCTTTCACAACCTTGGCTGGTGAAAACCCCATGCCTCGTTTGGGCGAAAGCGATCTGTACGTCTATGCGAAAAAGATTCAACTGACCACTCAAGTTCAAGCGAATCAATCGCAAGTCAACCAACTGCCTAGCGCATCGGTCATCCCTTCGATGATCAGCACTGCTACTTACCGTATGCAGACTCGCGCTCAGTACGATGGTTTCGATGAAGCTGCAACCTCGCACTGGGGTTACTCTTTGCCCGAAGCCATGCGTCTGGCTGCTCGTCAAGGTATTGCTCAACAAATGCGTAATGCTTTGTTGTACGGCTTTAACCCTGCCAACGGCGAAGGCTTGATCAACACCGCTGGCGCTACAACCGCTTCGCTGGGTGCTGACTCTAACGGCAACACTGGTTACAGCACATGGGAT